TCCAATAGTACTGCACGAACAGTTTCTTGAAACTCCTCATTCAAAAAGTTAAGTCTAAACTCTAGGAAGTCCGCTAGTTTGTCAGGATTTTCATTTACCCAATCCCGTGTTTTATATTTAGTCTGCATCTCGTGGATGTCTTTTACCCAATTATTACTCATACTGATTCCAAATTAATTTCATATTTATTACGATCTTTACCCGCGACTTTCATATAGGTCATATAAGCTTGTGTCCTAATATGTTCCGCACTACCTGGGGTCAATTCCAGACGAAAAGAATCCTTTTTGCTTTTAGAGTAAATAACACCCTTTATATTATCGCCTAGAAAATCTTTTACTGCATGGAAGAACGCGAGCTGAGAATATCCATTAGGTTTACGCGTAGTTTTATGCATGTTCTCTGGCAGGGTCTCGGTGTATCCTTCCTCTTTCCGACCAGAAAAAGATCTCGACGCTGGTACTTCGCTTAGTTTTAAAGTGATTGATTTCTTTGTTTTAAATTTCATTATGTAATGATTCCTGATGATTGTGGTACTTGAATTCCTGTTGTAGCTTCTCGATAACTATCTACTAATTGTTTTTGGGGTTCTACAACAAATACGACATGCTCCTGTTTGACCACAATATCCTCTTCTGTAAAGTGACAGTATGGAGCAAACTGAATCTTGCCATCTCCCGTGGGAATAATCAATACCGGCATGCTTAGGGTAACACTGCTAGGCGTTGAAGTCACACGTGTGATAATATCTTCCCCTGTAAAAAGTCGTACTAATTTAATATCAGCCATTCTTTGTCGCCTCCAGAAGAGCTTCAATGTCTTCAATCTCTGTAACCAGTTCGGTCAGATTTTGCTTATGATATACCTTGGCCATCTTTCGAAGAACCTTCTTAGGAATACCTACTTCATCTTCAAGATCCGCCAGAGCTTCTTTTACGAGACTCTTTTCTGCGTCTACACGTAGATACGAATTACTGATCTCTTCCATACACCCCCGGATTTTGCGTCGATCTTCGGGGCTTGTTGGAATAATTACATTACTCATTTTTGTTTCCTTTTGTGAATTTAATAGTACTATTATATCAAAGATTTACCGGAATGTAAACCCCTATACGAAAAAGCTTTCCAGTGAGGCTCTTGGTTTTGAAGACCAACCAATAGCATCGAGGATAGGATCTATCACACTTAGGAAAGCTTTATCAAATTGCTTATTATAATCAACATAAGAATGAAGATTAAATTCTTTGGGAAGATAATCCGGAAAGGAGATTACGTTTTCTTTTACCGGATTAGGCATTTTCAGATACGTAAATTTGATTTTCTCCCCGTTGGTAATCTGTGCCAGGTTGTTAAGGGATTTCTCCTCAATCATCTTATTATAGAGAAGTCCACCCCTTGCGTGGATGGGAGTACCCTTTTTGTATATCAATTTGGGGTCCGAGTATTCTTTTAGTTTAGTAACTCCCCTAGGAAATGCTACTTCGTGAGGAGGTAGACCCTTGAATTTAGTTTCAAATTCTTTTATATAATTCTGTACGTCAGACTCTGAATCTTCCATAATAACCCTAAACGTTTTCTTAAGAGCTTCACGGCAAGGTTCGGGGGTAGAAGATTTAATAGCTTCAATACCCATAATCTTCAGCTTAGGCTTGGCATATCGTACACCTTCGTTATCATGTACGTTCATGATATATCGTTTCTTGGCAGTCCAGATTGCCCGGTCTGCGATAGCCTCACGAGCCATTACCATCTTGTTCTCGGCACCACCCATAATACCGAAAAGGTGCTTGTAGGAGGTCTCTAGCTCCTTCTCTAGCACGCTAGACGACGCTTTATCAAGAAAGTCAATAGGAGACTTAGGTTTAACCTCATCAACCAACGTGCTTAGATTGACATAAAGAGAATCCGTATCGATTGCAATTACGTAATCTTTACCTTTGGTTTTTAGAATTCTATTAAGAGATGCGTTAAGTGATTCCTCTGCCCAACGAATAGTTAACTGTCCGGTAAGAGTAATAGCTTCTGCAATGCGTTGATCAAAGAATCTAAAGAACCTGTTACCCATCGCTCCATAAAGGGAGTTAAGAAGGAGCTTAATCGTCATTTGTTCGTTCTCAAACCGAGCAATATCTTTTTCTATGCGATAGACCTCTTGCTTATTATCTTTGTCTGTATTCTCTAGTTCTTGCCTTGCCTTGAGCATAGACTTTTTAAGCTTAACCCTGTCACCATACATCTCGGTAACAATTGTTGGGAAGATACCGGGTTTGTCTAGATTAAAATATTGTCCGTTAGCAGCTACGCATTTTCCCCTATTGTCTACATGGGTAGGATCCCTAAGAATTGAATTAACAGTAATGTTAGGATCTATTTCTTGGTTTGATATAGTCTCGGGAGACATATTGTACTGCATGATGATGGAAGGATACAGTGAATTCAAATCGAAGCTAACAACATGTTCATGCATTCCGACATGGGGTTCTTTTACGTATCCACCAGGGTAAGGGGATTTAATTTTGTCTGTCGGGAAGGGAACTGCGATTTTCCTTTCATATAGTTTTCTATAGATCAGGGTATCCCAGATCGAGGTAGTACCGAAGGTGTCCATATAGTTTACACCTCCCCGATATGCCATCGTGACTGCAAGGGTTACAAGACCTAGTTTATCCTCCATTCGATCTACTAGCTCAACATCCTTAATATTATAGTCAATAAACTTTTGGTAGTTATTAATATAGAGAGCGTGGAGATCCTGGAATTCTTCGTATGAGAGTTTCTTTTCCCCAAGTACGACGTGAGCAATATGATCTAGTTTATAGGTTTCTTGGTTGCCGTATTGGAAAGAGAACTTTTGAAATAGTTCCAAATAATCTAGATGTTCTATCCCCTGAATCTCGTAGGTTTGTTGTTCTCTTTGCATTCGAACAACTTTTCTTTCATTGATACATCTCCATGGGGATAGTTTGTTTTCTTCCCCAGGCATTAGTTTAGCTATTCGATTAACGATATAGGGAATATCAAAGAATCGGGAGTTCCAACCTGTAACGACGTCGGGAGTATTTGAGGGTAATGCCCAGTGCTGGATAAAAGATCTTATCAATTGGATTTCATTCTCACACTGATAATAGACCACCCTATTTTCTTTCATGATAGAGTTTTCTACATCGTACTCATTGCATCCCCAGGTATAGTAGGTGTTGTCGATATTATTTTTAATTGTGATTGCAGTGATTTCGCGTTCAGCTAATTCTGGATAGGGAAATCCATCGTCGGATGCAACCTCAATATCAATTGTTGTTACGTTAATCAAATTCCGATCAAACTCAATTGTTCCCGGATATGCTTCATTAATATAAGAATAAGGATATCGGGTATTACCGAATATATCTCTGCCTGCGACGTCAGAATTTAGCTTGATCCATTCTTTGGCATCTCGCATCGAATCCATTTGTATAGGAGCAACAGGTTTACCTTCAAGCGATCGCCAGGGTGTAGGTTTATTTGTGCTAACCCATAATGTAGGTTTATATTTTATTTTCTCTGCAAAGCGAATACCGTTTCGGTATCCTCTAGTGAGAATGTTATTGCCGTATCTAGAAACATTTGTATAAAATTGCATAATGTATATTATACCACAGATTTATGTGAATGTAAATAGGTGGTGGGTCAAGAATATGACCCACCGATTTTGCTCGATCAAAAAGTAACTGCAGATGCAACTATCCAGATTAACCCAACGGGTATTGCCAGATAAGCCGCAATATAAGTGCAAACAGCACACTTATTGGCTACGTCCTTAATCGAATCTTTGCTAGATTTCTTCATTCTGAATTCTCCAGTAGCAAGTTGATTTGCCTACCGGTTGGCAACTGTTATTCGCTAAGGAATGTTTTTCCAGTTGTTGCCCCAGCAGATCCGATTTCGATTTTACGAGGACGCTTCTCTTCAGGAACTTCTACTCTAGCGTTAACTACTAGTATACCATCCCTAAGATTAGCACCGTCAATTACTACAAATTCTGAAACCCTAAAACTTTTCTCGAATTTGCGTGACGAAATGCCTTTATGTACGTACTCGGTATCTCCCTGATCTTTAATCTCTCCCGAGATTTTAAGGATGCCGTCTTTTACTTCCACCGAAAGGTCGTCTTCAGTAAATCCGGCCACAGCTAATTCAATCAGATAGTTTTCATTGTCTACTTTCACAACATTGTGAGGAGGATAATTATCCCCGCTTCGAGCAGATGAATGAATTCTCTCTAGATCGTCAATTAGAACGTCAAAGCCTACAAACAGCGAGCGTGGTACGTGAAGTCTTGCATTAGTCATTTTATGACCTCCTATATTATAGCAAGGTTAGTAATACGAATCCCGGCCAATCCGGCGATCCGTCATTTATTTATACGCAAGCAAGCTTCTCTTTTGTATAAATAAGGGTCCGTTAACTAGACACTTAAGGTTGTGTACCTA